ATCAAGATCATATTGTATAAATCTTCTGGTAGAAAAATCACCCTCATATTCATCAGCGAATGATACATTAGAAAGTGTGAAAGGCACATCTCTTTTCTCTTCAACACCCTCTAACATATTGACGGTGACATTAAATGATGGTTGAAAGTGTGGTAATATTTGTTCTATGATTTGTAAAGCATCATCTTGTTGTTTGGTTGCAAAACTAAGTCTAAATCCTATCTCGTAAGGAACTGGAAGAAATATTTTTTTATGTTTAGTTTTATCTGATCCTTTACCCGTAAACTTAGTAATCGGTGATGATTTACGACTCGGATCGTAAGCATATGATGTAATCTCAAAAGATAATCTTGGTAATGTAATAGCAACGTTGTCATCAAAGTTTCCTTGCTGTTCTATTCTTGCAAGAAATCTCTGCATAGGACCGTAAGCAACAGGCACTTTAATTTGACTGATTGCTTTTCCATCTGCAGCAAATCTTTTTATCTTTATATTATTGAATAGTGTTCCGAAAGCTATTACTGTCTTTCTTATCGTCTCATTGTAGAAATAGGTTCCTAACATTATACCTCACCAAATGGGTTTCTTTCTGTAAAGTCTAAGATACTTGATGTGGAGAGAGTTTCTATCTCATCACCAGTCTCATAAGCATCATCATCACTGTAGTCAATACTATCTAGGGTGTATACAGCAGTGCCATATCCAACGTTGACAATATTTTCACCAACAGCAAAGTCTCCAGATAAATTCCTTGCTAATAAAGTATTTGTGGCAGTATCCCACTTAGTTACAAACGCAGTTGTGAGTGATGATTCACCAGTTATAATTTCACCATATGTAAACGTGCCACTACCTATGGTTGATGCAGCACCGATAGTGATTGTCGGAGCAACAGTGTAACCGTAACCTGCGTTTGTCACGATAATTCCACTTACCTGATTGGTTGTTGTATTGATAGTTGCAGTTGCAACTCCTGTAAACCCACCTGCAGGTGCATTGTTGAATGTCACAGTTGGTGGTGTGAAATATCCTTGACCTATGAAGTTGACTGTAATAGGTGCTATGACACCAACAGTTCCAACTCCAGCTATCGCAGATGCTCCTGTTCCTTTACCATCCTCAGTGATAAACTGAACACTAGGTACAAAAGTATAACCTGCACCAGGATTTGTTATCTGAATACTCTCGACTCGTAATGACTTAAAGTTGCGAGTTCCTGTCGTAGATGTGATTGCCACTGCTGTAGCAGGTACACCACCTACAGGTGGTTCTATAATAATTGTCGGAGCATTAGTATATCCTGTACCACCACTTACAATATCAATCTTATGAATACCACCATTTACAATACCAGCTGATGCTGTTGCTCTTGCCCCTGCATCCCCAAGTATCATTGTGACATTATAACCCTCATCATCAAAGTCATCGTCTATTTCATTGATACCAGTATCGATAACCTCTTCACTGTACTCGAATGGTTCACAAGTCAGTTCATATGTGTAGGTATCTCTCAGCATGTAGAAATTTTCAATATCATTTACATACTTGATTTCAAATATAATATCTCTTAGTGGGAAATACATTAGATCTCCCTCAAACGGTCTTGTTTGATCTTGAACTCTACCTGTAGGACCTACTGTAGCACTTGGAAACTTCCACAATAATGGGGAGATAGAGTTTTCATATCTATCTGATGATATGACAATCTTCATCTCTGCAGTAGATCTTACGCCAAATTTTGTGAGTAAATTATATCCAGCATCAAACCCTTCATAAGATGATATGTATCCTTCTATTGGAAATGATCTATCAAATTTAGAACTTGTGATTTCACGCATCACACTAGAATCTTTTACAAGAACACGAGGCATGTATATAAACTCAATACCATGCATTCTAATCTGTTCGTTAGATAATTCCTGTAAGAGCGTTTGCTCACCCTTACTACCTTGTAAAAAGAACGGGTTGAGTGCCATTATACTTTATCTGTAAAAGGACCTAGCAATCTATCTAAAAGTTTTTTACCTTTTTTCTTATTTACTATTGATCCTCCTCCTTTGATAGGATCTTTTGCTTCATCATCTCGTGCTTTACCGATTGCACCAAAATCATCTTCAAGTCCTTCTATAAATTGTTTGAATGTTTTCATTATCCTATAAAGTCTAGTGGTGGTAATTCAAACTCTGTTGACATCTTATCTTCTATCGCTTGCATCTCTGCTACACCATCATCATATATTGCTCGCCCATTCAATTCTATGCCACCTGGTAATTTTACACCTTGGAACTTGATAAGATTCTGACCCCATTGTTTCTTTAATTTTGCAGTAAAGTATCTCTTGACCCACCTATCATTGTAAACTTTAGGGTAGTCGTTAGGATTTAATACTCTATAACATTCTATAATAAGATAATCATCTTCCTTCATACTACTATAGTCAGAGTCAATGTATAATCTATTTTGTCTCCTGTTGAATCTTATCTGTTTATCTGGATGCAATATAAAATCTATGTCTTCTAGATATCTCTTTGTCATGGTGTACTGCATCAACTCCATAGAACTGAAGTAGTATATCTCGTTCAAAAATAATTGATAGGTCAAGTTGAACATGTTAGACGCTATAGCACGACTATCAACTTTAAATACTTTCTCAATACCAATTACAGCATCTGGTATTTGAATATAGTTTTGTGTTTCTTCAAAGGAAAAAACAGTAGTACCTATACCTGTAATATTACCTGAAGCAGTTGTGGTTGTGATACCAAGTGAAGACTCTGCCCCACTATGTCCACTTGCTTGCACAGTATCTGTAAAATCTTTCGTTATCTTATGTTTCAAATACATTTTCTCAACACCATCAAAATGACGATCTTGATAGAAAGTTATGGTATCATCTAAATTATCTTCAATTTGCTCATCGGCTACATTGATCTCCAATACAGGAGCACCTAGTTGCCTCTTAGCATAATCAATAAGATCTTGTCTGGAATTTACTGCCATATTCTTATTTATCGAGTGATTACAATATCAAAGTTGTCACCTGCAGTCAATCCTGAAACAGGGTTGATGACTGTAACTGATGGATTACCTAAAGTATAGTCTGTGCCTATTTCCATAAAGATACCATTCAAATAAACTTGTGTGTTATCTGCTGTGGTGCTTGTATCTGTTGCGGTAAATTTTGTTTGACCTTCACTAGAAGTAAAAAATTCTTCAGCGTTAGCATTCATAATACAAAGTTCATCACCTGCTGATGCTCCTACAGATAATACAACTGGAGATCCAGCAGTATAATCAGTACCACGTCTAAGTAACACACCATTTAGATAGCAGTGAAACTTATTCTGTGCAGCTTGCTCACCAGTAATAGTAAACGTAGTGTCACCCTGTGATGCAGTGAATTGTCTTTCATCTATAGTGTGACCATAACCAACTTTGGTAACGACCCTAGTCCCTACATCAAGTCCATTGTTGAATACAATCTGTTGAGTGCCAGATAGTTGATAGTCAAATGACGCACCTGCACCAACTCTACCTCTTACACCATTGAAGAATACCTCTACAGGATATGTCTTAGTGCCATCATTATGTTTGTTGGGAAGTGTAAATGTTGTTTGACCTGCTGTAGCAGTGTAAGCGTTCTGAGATATAGTCGTTGCTGTTCCTGATCCACTCTCTGCTGTTACAAATGAGAGCGTACCATTTCCATCTGTGGCAAGAACTTGTCCATTATCACCGTCATCAGCAATAAGAGGGAAAGTGTATCCACCTATGGTAGATAAACCAACTGTATTGATTTGGTTTATCTTTGCTACTTGTAAAGTTTTAGTTGATGGGTTGTAGTTATATGATGAGTCTACTCTTATAAATCTATTTCCACTTGATCCAGATACAAATGTAGGGAATCTTGTAGCGTTTGTGCTATCAGCAGAGACACCAACAGATGCAGCAGCACCAGCTGCGATTTCTCCCACAGAAATCCATTTAGTGTCAGTTCCATCAGATGAGAAGAGTTGTCCATTAGAACCAAATCCACCATCACCATCTTGTACCTGTGCACCAAATTTTACATTACCAGTGAATGTAACAACACCTGCAACACTTGCATTATCTAAGTTTGTATGTCCGTCTACATCTAGTGCACCATTCAGATCACTATTACCGTCTACTTGTAGAGTTTGTATTAGTACGTTCTCTGTTGATACACCAACTTCTCTTACTGTTGTTCCGACTCCAACACCTGCTTGACCTGCTGCAATAAAAACTTTACCGTCTGCAGTGTTGATTGCAAATTCCCCTAAGTCCAGTGTTGAGGGGTAATGTGGAACCTTGCCAGCGACACTAGATCGCTTTATTTTAATCTTTGGATTTGCCATTCTGGTATCTACCTATAGTAACTGTATGTACAGTCCAGATTATTTATGTTATAATTA